GTCTGCGTTGCCAATCAGCCGTTCGGTTGGCACTGGAACGGCGGCAAACTAGTTGCCCTTCTAGCGACGACCTTTGGCGACTTCTGGAAAGAGCAATACGGGGACGACCTTATCGGTATAACTACCACAAGTCTTTACGGCAAAGGCAGTCAGTATAATCGGGTCTATAAGTTTTTAGGGTATACAAAAGGTTTCGGGCACGAACATATTTCAGATTCCGAGTATTTAGAAATGATGAACTGGCTTCGAGCGAATAATTTTGAAGTGCCTTCGTCTAAGTTTGGTTCTGGTAGTAATCCGCGTATGCGTAGAATAAGTGCTTATCGTAAAGCAAGCGGAGATAAATCTCGGACCTTGGTTCACGGAAAGAAAAGGGGTATCTACTATCACGTGGCTAACGATCCCGCTAAAAGAGATGAAGTAATAAAGTTTTGGTTTGAGCGGTGGGGAAAGCCTAGGTTTGAGAGAACTAAGAACGAAGTTCCGCCTTATTATGACGGACTAACCTAAGAGCAAGAAAGCGAAAGATTCCTATAACTGAATAGCAACAGGCCCGAACTATTCGGGTAAAATCTTGGCTTCGGCCAAGTGTTCGGAGAGTGCCAACTCGTTAACCCGAACTAAAGTCAATTTCCCGTCGATTCATAGTCGCGGTTTCAGTGGGTTAGAGCCAGACTGTTTAGTATGCTCGGCGCAGAAATGTAGCCTTGGCCGAGCAAGAGCCGAAGAGAGATCGGCAGAGCAATAGCGGCGTTACTAACCCGTATCTACCTAGTAACCGAAGAAGCCCGTTATCGCATATGGCGTAGATAGTCAGTATCGCAAGACCTGACCCCGACCGAAACCCAAGAGTCCCTTGGCGTAAGAGAGTTGGCGCTCAACTAAGCCCTTCTCTCTCCCTTCGAGAACCCATAAGCGTTTATTAGAACTGCTAGGGTTTTAGGGTGGACGATAAGAAGATAGTTTGCGTTAGGTGCGGGCAGGTGAGTTTCGTGGCCTTGGATAAGCGGGAGCGTAAAGACGGCTTGTGCTTTAGTTGCCGTATGCGTCCAGCGAAGACTATTAGTTATGGTTTTGGTAAGCCTTGTAAGCCTTGGGGTGGGGAGTTTGACGGGGACGACAATCCGATTGTGGACGGCGAGCTGTTTATGATCGGGCTGAGAATTTGCGGTCATAAGGATTGCGTGGAAGTTGAACATTGTCGGCCGTAGCCGCTAGGCTTGTGGTATCTATTGGAAGGGGTTGCTAAATGGCGACTATCAGTGTTAAGGGTTTTGCTACGAAGATTTTCTGGGACGGCAAGGCGGTTACTGTTACGGAGTATTTCACTACTAAGAATGGTGAGTCGGCGCAGAGAACTTATACGGCTTGGTTTGAGAAGCCTGTTCGTTTTGACGTGGGCGCTGAAGGTGTCTTTAGTGGGATTCACTCGGCGGTTATCGAAGATTGGAAGAACGTGGACGGCTCGATAAAGCTCGATCGTGAAGGTAAACCTGGTCGCTCGGTAAAGGTTTCGATAAACGGAACTACGTTCGAACCCGTCGGCGTAAATGTTTCTAATAACAAAGTTCCGTCGGACTGGACTGCCGTAGCCGACGATATGCCGTTCTAGTTTTGTCTAGGACTGAGTTTTCTTTCTTGGTCGAAGGGCGACCTGCGCCGCAGGGTAGCAAGACCGCTTACGTTCGTGGTGGTAGGGCCGTTATGGTCGAATCGTCGAAGTATCTTCCTGAGTGGAGATCGGCGGTTATGTTGGCGGCGAAACTTGCGCTGAATGAGTCTATGGACGTTACGCCTTTTAGTGAGCCCGTAAAGCTTGAAGTCGATTTCTTTATCGAGCGGCCCGCTAAGTCAAAGTATGTGGACTATCCCGCTGGGAAGCCTGACCTGGACCACCTAGTCCGGGCAGTCGGCGATTCTCTGACTCAGGCGGGCGTTTTATTAGACGATTCCCTTATTGTCGAGATCGACGCTCGCAAGTTATGGACGGGCCCTACCCCCGAAACCTACCCAGTTGCGGGCGCTAGGGTCTATTTATCAAGGGTTTAGGCGTTTGTAACGGAATGATAACGAACTAAAAAACTTGTAGAAATGTCCCCTATTTAGTCGAAACTTTGATACTCTCTAAGAGTGGCCAACTGGCTACAGACAACTAGGGAAAGAAGAAAAATGACTAATCCAGTAATGAACGTAGAAAACGTCTTTACAGTAGCGACTGAAGTTAGCGGCAAGTATGCCCCAGTCAAGATTTACAAAACCGAGCCGAAAAGCGGAGAGCAAATTGGATCTTCGCTTGACCTAGACCCACTCTTTGGTAAAAGGTGGCTTCGAATCAAGTTCACTTACTACGGAACTTGGGAAGCGACTGCTTGGGAGAAGGGCGAAACTACTGGTGGCGACGTAGAGATCGACACTTGGACACTCGCGGACCTAGACGACGTAGAAGATTTCGTTATCGCAATTCTTTCGGGCGAAGAGCTAGGAGCAAACGCATAATGAGTATCCAACTAATTAGACTCCTAGCAAACGCCAAGAGCACCGAAGAACTAACCGCGCTACTAGACGCTTTCAAGAAGTCTTACGATCGTGCCTACGTCGAGAAAGATTTGGTCGTAGGGCAACACGCGCAAGACTGGATTGAAGTTATTCAGGAAATCCTTACCGAGCGCGTAATCGCAGACCTAGACGAACTACAGGGAGCGAACTAATGCCTTACAAAGCAGACGACGAACTAACAATAACTTTCGGCGGACTTAAGCAAGCACAAAACGAAGCGTTCCAAGACGGAATCGCTTTTGCCGCTAACCGAATCGGGCGCTTCTTCGATACAAACCCAGAACTGCCAAAGATTCTAGAGCTCCTGTCTCTTCTCCAGAATGTCGAAGCTTATAGCGAAGACGACGAAGAAGACTGCTCTTGCGACTCGAACTGCGGCGAAGAAGGGTGCGAAGCGTGAAAGAACTTCTAATCGTTCTTGGCATAGTCGCTGGGATCGTCGCTATTGAGTGGGTCAGTAATGAACTGGCCAAAGAATCCAATTGGTTTATCGCCCTAACTTTCTTCAGCGTATTTACCTATTTCGTAATTCGAGCAGTAAAGGAGAGTAAGAAGTAATGGAAAGTTTTAACAAGATCGAACAGGCTTTTATCGAGTTCGATACGCAGAACCCAGAAGTCTACAAACAGTTAGTCCGCCTAGCCCGCCAATGGACAGCGGCGGGAAGAGCGAAACTAGGAATCAAAACTCTCTTCGAGAAGCTTCGCTGGGAATGGCACGTCGCAGGGCTCACCGAGTCAGACGGCTACAAACTAAACAATAATTTCACCGCTTTATACGCTCGAAAGATTATGAAGAACGAAGCAGACCTAGACGGGCTCTTCGAAATCCGTAGTCTTGCCAGCGAACGAAGCCCTATGGTCTGGAGTGGCAACCTATGAGCGACCGCCTAAAAGACACTATCGAACTAGTAAATGAAGTTCTGGTAGAAGCAACTCGGTTCGCCGACGCAAAGGAAGAATCCTACTCGGAGCAAGACCCCGAAATCCTAGCCGTCGCTAACGCCGCCCGCCGAGAAGTAATCGCACACTTACAAAGGGTTTATGGTGGGCTAATTGAGTGAAACCCCTATCTATGACGAGATGAAGCGTATGCTCGATCTGGCCCGTAAGACCGCGAAGTTAGAAGCGCGGCGGGAAATCCTAACCGAACTAAAGGCGATTCCTAAGCCGACTAAACAAATCACCGATCTTATTAGAAAGTATGAGAATGACGAAACTAGAGCTTGAGCAGGAAGAACTATCGACGGCCATTATGGACGCAGTATCGACGGGGCGGCAGTTGGAGCGCCAAAGAATTATTTCGCTTATCGCAACTGTAAAAGACAATTGGCAGAAGCCGAGTGGATTCAACTATCCAACGGAACTGTTTAACCTAATGACCCTTATCTCAGAAACCGCCGACTTAGCGGGAACAGTCCGCTCGGCAGAACTCTACTTTGGGGCTAAAGCGGAACGGAATAGGATTCTTACCAAGTTTGAGCGACAGATTTGTTTTGACGCGCTCGCGGACTCAGACGGACGTTGTGGCAATCACTCTGGCAAGTGCTACGAGATTAGGCAGACCATTACGGAACTACAGGGCGGTTCTAATGCCTAACCCTAACGATCGGCTAGCAACCGAAGGGGAAGAAGCCGCCTACGACGCTGGGCTTATCGACGGACGTAGGGAAGAGCGGCAACGAATGTTCGAGCTCCTAACTCACCTTCGTAAACAGGCGCAAGAGAAGAACCTATCTCAGACCGCCAACATAAACGCGATTATCGCCATTCTGAAGGGAACTAAGAATGTCTAATACCGAAGAACTTACTATCCCCGATTCTTGGCTAACCCTAGATAAAGAATCAGAACCCCTAACTTCTAAGGTCGTAGTTACGGATCTGGCCCTAGAAGCTATAAAGAACTTCGACTACGAAACAGACGGGACTACAAGTTTCACCCCGTATAAACTTCCGCCGCTACCTAGAACCTTTGGTCTTGGCGTAATCGTGGGCGCTAGTGGAACGGGAAAGAGCACTCTCCTAAAGCAGTTTGGAGAAGTAAAAGGGCACGTCTGGGACGACTCCGCGATAATAGATCACTTCGCAGACCCCACTACGGCCCAGAAGCAACTTTACGCAGTTGGCCTAACTTCAATTCCCACTTGGCTAAAGCCTTACAAAGTCCTATCAAATGGCGAGAAGTTCCGAGCAGACTTAGCGGTAAACCTACAAAGCAACTTAGTTATCGACGAATATACTTCGGTAGTGGATCGGAACATAGCAATAGCGGCGAGCAAATCACTTCACAAACATATAAAGAGCGAAGAGCTGACTGGCCTAGTTATCGCTACTTGCCATAGAGATATCCTGCCTTATCTTCAGCCAGACTGGATTATAGATACAGACGCAGGAATGTATGTCCTTTATCCGCGGGAGTGTCTTCGGCTCGAACCTATGGTGGCAGAAGTATACGAAGTATCCGCGACCTTTTGGGAGTTTTACGCTAAACACCACTATCTCAAATCGAGTCTTTCTCCGTTCGCTAGATGTTTCGTCGCAGTCGTCGGAGAGCAACCCGCAGGGTTCTACGCAGTCATTAGTTACCCCAGCGGAACAGTCAATAACGCTTTTCGGGGACACCGATTAGTTACCCACCCCGATTACCAAGGCTTAGGAATTGGTCCAAGGCTCGCAGACTTTGTAGCAAATGCCTATGTTGCGCGTGGTAACCGATTCTTTGCTAAGACTGCCCACCCAAGATTAGGAGAATACAGAGAACGAAGCTTGGAGTGGAAACCCACAAGCAAGAACAGGAAGTATCGGCTTGATTCAGTATCCGACGAGATAAGAAAGCAAAGGCCAGAAAGATTTAGCAGTTGGATAATAAACCCTAAACGATTTACCTATAGCCACGAATTCAAACTGATTGGAGATAAAACTAATGCCTAAGACCGAAGAAGAAACCCGTAACTGGCTATTAAGCCTAGAAGCCGAGCGCCACGATCAGACGTGGCTTCACCCAGCCACCCGCAAGGCCGACCGCGCCCCGCAACTAGCAAAGGTCGATAACAGGGTTAGGGATAATATAATGTTTCACGCTGGGCGCTACTTCGAAGGCGCTAGAGATTCAAAAGCGGTTAGGGCTCATAAGAACGCTCAAACAATTATTGAGAAAGAAAATAAGAAGTGAACCGCCGCCAACAGCTAGTCCTTGAAGCCGCTTTACTTCTTGAAGCTCGCTTGATTTGGTCCGACGATCTCGAAGCGATACGCCCGTATCTTGCGGAGTGGTTGAAGAAGCAGTCGAAGAAGAAGAACCCTAAGACTCTTGCGGTGAATCTTTCGGCCGCGTTGCTAGACGACTTCTCTAATAACTTGACGATAGACTGAAACTATGAGTATTCTCAGCGGGCTAACGCCGCCACCGAAACACGCTTGCTTAGTTTTGAAGTTGGCTAACGAACTATCGAAAGAAGATAAAGCGATTCTTCTTGACGCGGTAGTCGATCTACGCTGGTCTACTAACGCCCTAGTATCCGAGCTTGCGAGTAGGGGTCTGAAACTTTCTAGAACAGTTATCGAGCGCCACCGCAAGAACCTATGCGGTTGTAATGCTTGAGAACCTGAAGCCCGCGCCGAAGATTGACGCACCTGTTGGCTGGAAACCTGCGGTCGAGTTCAACGGGTCAGAAGGCGAAGCGACTACTAACGGCTACGGGGTAGAAGATAAACCTAACTTCGACCAGTTCCTTCTCGAAGCAGGGTTTGACCCAGCCGAAATCGAGATCGTCGGAGAACCCAGAACTAGCAGGTGGCAAAGATACGACGGGGAATGGCTCACTGCTTATCGCTTCCGATTCCGCAAAGTAAACGCTTCTATTGACTTGCCGCTTCTATACTCGCAAGCAAAGAAAACAAAGATAAAGAAACCTAAGACTGAAGCGGGCAGTAAAGCCCTAGTGGTTCTATGGTCAGATCTCCAGGTTGGCAAAGTGGCTAGCAGGGGCGGAACTGAAGAACTTATCGTTAGGGTTCACGAAAAGATAGAAGCTCTTTTAGCGGTAGTGAAGCGCGAGAAGATTACTCGCGTGGTCTTTTGCGACGTGGGCGACACTATCGAGAACTTTGGGAACGCCGCGAATCTAGCGCAGTTACAGTCAAACGATTTGTCTCTAATGGCGCAGGTAGATCTTGCGACGACTCTTGCTTGGGAAACACTGAAGCAGTTAGCGGGTCTAGTGCCTGAAATTACTTACGCTTCGGTGGGGTCTAATCACTGCCAATGGCGGGTCAGTAAGCAACGGGTAGGCACTCCGACGGACGATTGGGCCGTCCATATCGGACGCACTCTCGCGCGGCTCTCTAACGAAGTGGGGCTCGGAATAAAGTTCCTTGAACCTAACCGCGACGACGAATCCCTAATCGTGGACGTATTCGGCGACAAGTTCCACCGCTTAGGTCTGGCCCACGGCCACCAAGCAAACCGCCCAGAAGGAATCCCGAATTGGTGGAAAGCACAAGCCTTCGGAAATCAGCCTATTTCAGCGGCAACTATCTTAGCCACCGGGCATTTTCATCATCTCCGGGTCCAAGAAATGGCTTCTACCGAGCGCGGATCTAGTCGCTTTTGGATTCTCGCTTCAACATTAGATAACGGGTCAGACTGGTATCGACTGACCAGCGGAGAAGATAGTCAGCCCGGTTTAGTCTGCTTCGTTCTTGAACAGGCAACCGAGTTCACAGGAACAGTTCTCAAACTGTAAACTATCTACTCTACGAAAGGGTTTCAAATGTGCTTCTGCGGTCTGCCCGTAAAGGCTAAAGGGCTTTGCGCTAAACACTACCTAGCAAACTATAGGGAAAGAAAAGAAGCGGGCCTTATAGTCAAAACTTCTATGGGTGCTATCCTTATTGCCCAGACTCGGACTAAGCAAGTGGGCGTGAAGCATACTACCTGCGGAGTTCCGACCTGTGATCTCCCTATGAAGGCGCGAGAGCTTTGCGCTAAACATTATCTTCGACTCAACCGATTAGAAAGAAGCAGAAGAAGTGCTGGAATCTGAGAACTATAAAGTCTTTCAAGGTTCTAATCTTGACGTTCTGCCTACTCTGCCCGATAACTCGGTAGACGCTATCGTTACCGATCCGCCGTATGAACTTGGCTTTATGGGTAAGAGTTGGGACTCTAGCGGTATTGCTTATTCGGTTGAGCTTTGGCGCGAGTGCCTAAGAGTGTTGAAACCCGGCGGACACTTGCTAGCCTTTAGCGGGTCGCGGACTTATCACCGAATGGTCGTGGCGATCGAAGATTCGGGTTTCGAGATTCGGGATATGGTTTCTTGGATTAGCAATAAGACATTTCCGAAGTCTATGGACGTTAGCAAAGCGATAGATAAGGCGACGGGCGATAACTCGGATAAGTGGACGGGTTGGGGAACAGCCCTAAAGCCAACAGTCGAACCTATAGTTTTGGCTCGGAAGCCTTTAGACGGGACTGTTGCGAATAATGTTTTGACTTGGGGAGTTGGCGGTCTAAACATAGACGCAACCCGTATAAAAACTACAGATAATTTCGGCGGCGGCGCTAAAGGCTCTAGTGGGTTTGCCGCGAACTACTCTAATGACGGGTGGGTTGCGGGTAGCGATCTTGGTCGTTGGCCAGCGAACGTGATTCTTGACGAAGAAGCCGCGAAGATATTAGACGAACAAAGCGGACAAAGTAAAAGCCCTTCTACCTATACGCGCAATACCGATAGTTTCGGGCAGACAAGTTATCAGGCGGGACAAGTAGCGGGGACTCTTAGTATCAACTATGGCGACGAAGGCGGGGCTTCTCGATTCTTCTATGTGGCTAGAGCAAGTAAGAGCGATCGTAACGAAGGGGTCGAATCAAACCCGCACCCTACAGTAAAGCCCACTAGCCTAATGACTTACCTAATCAAGTTAGTAGCCCCAGAAGGTTCGACTATCCTAGACCCGTTTACAGGCTCAGGCTCAACTGGGAAAGCCGCGCTACTCAATGGCTACAAGTTCATAGGGATAGAACTAACCGCAGAGTATCTACCAATAATCAAGGGCAGACTGGACCACGCCGAATTGACCTACAAACAAACTAAAGAAGAAGAATCAGGGACTCTATTTTGACCGCTCAAGAAATAACCCTAATAATCGTTAGGCACTATCAGATGTGTCTAGAGTATGGGGCTACGCGTGAAGCGGCTATCTTGCGAGAGATTCTGCTAGAGATAAAGGGGAAATAAATGGGTAAGAATGTAGCGGTTGGCAGTAAGAAGCCTAAGAAGCTTGATCGTCAAACTCGCTCGGCAACGTTGCCACCTTTGCCAAAGATGTATCAAATGGGCATAGCCAAAGGCGCAGAGATAGAGATAGAGCGAATCGTGAAACTACTAACAGACTTCGACAATGAACAGTATTACGAATGGCTAAAGTCGGACGATAAGAACTGGCCCGCCTATGCCGAAGTCGCTATCGGTTTCCGCTTGGCTATTGCTCTTATCAAGGGAGAGAGCAAGTAATGGTCGTCGATCTCACCTGCCCAGACTGTAACACCCAGCGAACCCAGACTATAAGCGTCGCGCTCGCGGACTTCGTAGCAGTCTGCCCCTGCGGTAAGAGAATGAACTAATGCCACTCTACGAGTATGTCTGCGACGACGGGCACAAGCTCCAACAGTTACGATCTATCTTCGACGACAACGAACCTAAAGAATGTCCCGAATGTTCTAAACCCCTGCGACAAGTAATCGCTGGGGTAGCAGTATCCTTCAAGGGGTCTGGGTTCTACTCGACAGACCGAAACAAACAATAAAAGAAAAGATACCTACTATGCCACCCCTACCCGAACCCTGTCTAACCTGCGGCAGACTCTCCACTAACGGGAGTCGTTGTATAGAGCACGCGTATAAGGTTGAAGCCGAGCGTAACGCGCGAAGGGGCAGAAGAAAGAGAGAGACGGGCCAGTATAGCGGCGCTTACTCTCGCCTAGCCAAGATCGTTAGAGATACGGCCGTAGTCTGCCACCTATGCGGCAAACCCTTCCAACTGGGCGACCAAATCGAAGCCGACCACCTAACCCCTTCAACGCCCGTTACAGCCCTAGACCAGTTAGCCGCCGCGCACCGAGCCTGTAACGCTAAACGTGGCTCAAAACCGCTCTAAACCCCGCAGAACCCCAGCCTAGCCCCACCCGTAGACCACGGGGGGCGGGTCAAACCTACATATCGCCCATAATCTTTACCCCGAACTCCCTTCGTTTCGTCTATCCGCGAAAGTCAGAGTTTGGTCTGCTACTGTTTTGGTATGAACCTACGCGTGGGAAGGGCTTTTGATTATGGCGACTATGGGCAGACCGCCTAAGCCGATCGAGCTAAAGCGGGCCACTGGCAACCCCGGTAAACGGGCTTTACCCGATAAGAGTTCGGTTATTCTTTTGCCCGCGGTTTCGGCTGTTCCCGAACCCAGCCGCGAACTGCTCGGCGCTGGCCTAGAACTTTGGGATCGGGTTTGGTCTATGGGTCATTCTTGGATTAGTCCTTCGACGGACGTAGACCTTTTGCTTATTGTTTGCGAGCAAATGGACGAACGGGTTTGGCTTAGGGAGAAGGTTCTGGCTGAAGGCGAGAACGAAGATCGTAAAGCCCTTCGTATGTTGGAGCGGGCTATCGTGGATAATCTTTCTTTGCTTGGGTTTAGTCCTACTGATAGAAGCCGCCTTGGAGTTGCCGAAGTAAAGAAGCAGACAAAGCTTGAAGAGTTATTGGCTAGGAAATCGCAACGTGAGTAGTTGGCCGCCCGCTTGGGTTACTGCGGTTAGCGAAGAAGCGATAAAGGCTGGGGACGGCAATTACGTCGCCGAGTTCGCTGAAGCGTTCGGGTCTATCGGTAAGGACGGAATCGCGGGCGCTATGGGGCAACCGCTCAGACTTCGGGACTGGCAGAAGGAACTATTGCGCCGAGTTTATGCGCGAGATTCTGAAGGCGGCTTAGTTCATCAAACTTGCCTAATCGGTATGCCCAGGAAGAACGGCAAAAGCGCTCTATCTTCTGCGGCTATCGGTCTTTACAGTTTGCTCGGTGAAGGTATTGGCGGTGGAGAAGTTATCGCGGTGGCCGCCGAGAAGGAACAGGCCAGAATTGTTTTCAACGAAGCGAAGAGAATGGTCGAGTCGTCGGAACTTAGCGAGTTAGTTCAAATCTATAAGGACTCGATCTACGTCCCTTCGACTAACTCAGTTTTCAAGGTAGTCTCTGCCGAAGCTTACTCGAAAGAAGGTTTGAACTGTTCGCGCGTAATTATGGACGAGCTCCACGCGCATAAGAACCGCGACCTATTCGACGTTTTCAGTTTAAGTTTGGGTAACCGCGGCAAACTGGCTCAATTAGTAGCGATTACCACGGCAGGAACTAAGACAGATTCTACGGGCGAAGACTCTATTGCTTACAAACTTTACAATTACGGCAAACAGATAATCAACGGCGAAGTGATAGACCCAGCGTTCTTTATGGCGTGGTGGGAAGCCGACCCCGAAGGCGACCATAAAGACCCTGCTCAATGGCGCAAAGCAAACCCAGGTTTTAACGATCTAGTTTCCGAGCAGGATTTCGAGAGCACAGTTAGGCGCACTCCTGAAGCCGAGTTTCGAACTAAACGTCTTAATCAGTGGGTTAGCCAGAAACAGGCTTGGCTACCTGCGGGCGCTTGGGAGAATCTGAAACGGGACTTCGAAATGTCCCCAGACGACGAGTATGTTCTCGGCTTCGACGGGTCTTGGAATAATGACTCGACTTCGATCGTGGCCGTTATCTTGCCGAAAGAAGAAGGGCAACCCTTCAGAGTGGTCCGAGCGGCTTCGTGGGAGAAGAACTTCGCGGTAGACGACGACTCTTGGAGAGTATCGAAGGACGAAGTAACCGCTTGGCTTCTTGACTTCGTAGACAAGTTTCCGCGCATAAAGGAAATGGCTTGCGACCCGTCTTATTGGTTCGACGAGCTTCTTCTCTGGCAGGAATCAGGAATCCCCGTCGTAATGTATCGGAACAGTCCCGAACGAACAGTCCCCGCAACTTCGAAACTTTACGACGCTATCCAAAATGTAAAATTTATACATAATGGCGATCCGTCGCTTTCAAGGCACATAGATAACTGCGTTCTCAAAATGGACGCTCGCGGCGCAAGAATCACGAAGGATTACAGACAACCGAAACTGAAGGTCGATAATGCTATCGCTTTACTTATGGCTTACGACAGGGCTTCGGCTAGAATGGAAGAACAAGTTATCCCGCAGTTCTACTCTTAGGCAGGTATGTTAGCTACTCTTACGCAAGCTCTCGGCTTAGTCGCTATCGCTATAGGCGTTGGCTTTATCTTTCCGCCCGCAGGTCTGATCGTGGCAGGTATCGGGCTAACCCTTTTCGGCTTGGCTTTAGAAAGAAGTAAATAATGCTAGGTAATCTCTTCGAAGGTCGAGCGATAAGTTTTCAGACTGTTTGGGGCGCTGGCTCGGACTTAGAGATACAGAATCAGTCTGGAACGATTATCAACCCTAAGACTGCTTTCGAGATCGTCGCTTTCTTCTCAGCGGTTAGCCTAATCAGCGATACTATCTCGACTCTTCCGCTTGGCGCTTACCGCCGCGAACTTGGCCAAAGGGTTTACCTAACTAACCGCCCTGCTTGGGTGGACCAGCCAGATATTGACTCAAGCCGCTCGGCGCACTACCAGCAGGTTCTAGTTTCCCTTATGGTCAATGGCAACTCTTATACAAGGGTTTTTAGAAATAACGCTGGAGAAGTAGTAAACCTAGTAGTTCTCGATCCGACGAAGGTTACTGTTACCCGTTCTGCTATCGGTCGCAAAATCTTCTCTTATGACGGCGAACCTAACGGACTCACTTCGGACGACATAATCCACATAACAGACCTTCTTGAACCCGGCGCTATAAAGGGCATTAGCCGAGTCGAGAAACTCAAGGAAGCCTTGGGCGTGGCTTCGGCGCTTCAGTCTTTCGCCGCCCGCTTCTTCGGTCAGGGTGCGACTACTCAGGGAATTATCGAGTATCCAGGTAATCTTCTGCCAGACCAAGCGAAGCAACTGCGCGACGGCTTCGACTCCGCGCACAAGGGATTCCGCAGAGCACACCGAACAGGAATCCTAACGGGTGGCGCAACTTACAAAACTACGACTGTAAACAATGACGCGGCCCAGTTCCTAGAGAGCCGCCGCTTCTCGGTGGAAGAAATTGCGAGAGCGTTCAACATTCCGCTTTCAATGATGGGCATTCCTGGCACCCAGAGCTACGCGTCTGTCGAGCAAAATGCCATTCAGTTTGTAACTCACTGCTTGCGTCCTTTTATCGAGAAGATTGAATGGTCTTATTCGAAACTTCTCGCACCAGGCGAGTTTATTAAGTTCAACGTGGACGGCCTTCTTCGTGGCGACTTCAATTCAAGAACTACCGCTTACAACTCTGCGCTTCTAACTGGCTGGCTTTCAGTAGACGACGTTCGACGCTTCGAAGATTTGCCACCTGTAAACGGCGGCGGAGTTTACCGAGTCCCACTTGCTAACGTAGATCTAGCGGCCGCAGGTCTGGTCGAGCAACAGCAAAAAGTTATTATGGCTAAGACTCTTACGGACGCGGGCTTCGACCCAGCCGACGTTCTTGCGAAGCTGGGTCTACCTGCGATTATTCATACTGGACTACCTTCGACGCAACTTCAGTCAGTCGCTCAGATAAACCCAGAAGATCCCGAAAGCGTCTACTAATGGCAATTAGTTCGGGGCAAGTTACAGTAGGAACTACGCGCGTTCAACTGAACGGCACAAGCCAAAGCGTTTATCGTTTACATATCCATAATAACGATAATCAGATAAATCTTTATCTTGGCGGCGGCGACGTTACAACTTCTAATGGACTTATTTTAGAAAAGACCGATTCCACAGAGATTCAGGTTTCTCCCGGTGATTCTGTTTGGGTTGTATCAAGTTCAAGTAATCACTTAGTTAGTTGGCTGAAGGTAACCTAATGCCTTACTACATTACGGACGAAGCGGCGGACTGCTCAGGCTGGGCGGTAGTCGATCAGGGCGGCGAAGTTTTCGGTTGCCACGAAACAAAAGACTCGGCTATTGCTCAGGCGGTCGCTATTAGTCTTGGCGACGACGAACCTTTTATGGGAGAGAGAAATGAAGCGGGCGAACCTATTGTTATTAGTGATCTTGACGACACTCTTATTCGTGGTAATTCTCTAATTCGCAAAACCTATAACTATCTTCAGTCGCTCGACGCGGCGCTTTTCATAGTTACGGGCAGGTCTGTAGACGACGAAGCGGACACTAAGCAGACCCTAGACGATTTGGGCGTTTCTTATACCCGCCTAATAATGAACCCAGGTTCTAGCGAAGATCAGACCGAATACAAGCGGGCCACCGCCGAGAAACTTCTCGAAACCTATAACATTATCGAAGTCGTCGAGAATAACTATGACGCGCTCGCGGCTTACCGCACACTCGGTCTAAAAGCGACTGACCCTGTTGCTCTCCCAGACGAGAACTCGGTTCGCGCGATAAATCAGGACGCACCCGCCTATATGAGAGCGGCGGCCAGACAAGGACTTCGCTACTACGAGCAGGGACTAGCGGGCGACGGCGTAGTCGATAGAACTATCCGAGAAGCTCGACTTATGGCAGTAGGCCAAGTTTCAGACGACAAATGGATTCGAATAGCGGCGTGGATTGCCCGCCACCTAGTAGACCTTGATAGTCCAGACGCGAACCCTAATTCAGACAACTATCCTTCGGCGGGCGTAGTTGCTCACCTTCTCTGGGGTAGTGGACCAAGCAAGACCGCCGCTCGCCGCGCTCAAGATTACGCCGACTCGGTGGTTGCTAGAATTAGAGAACAAGAAGAAAGCGAACGTATGATTGAACAGACCCGCGCTCTCCCAGACGAACTAGCCGTCGGCGACTATGTTGCTTGGCTTATTGGGACTGAAGCCTATGCTGGGGAAGTTGTAGCCCTTGAAGGCGATTCTGCTCAGGTTACTATCTACGAAGAAGAAGATAGAAACTGGGAATCCACTGGCCTAACTGTTACTGTCCTTATCGCCGATCTAAAGAAGGTCCAGCCGCTTATCGAGCCCGAAGAACTTCCAGAACTTACCGAGTCTATGGTTATTCCTACCCGAACGAAGTGGCTAAACGCGGCTTACGCAATAAAGGCCAGAATCGAAGGCGTATCGGACGAAGGCAGGGCCAAGAACCCTAATGAAACCCGAACCGCAGACGTAAAGTTCGAGATTCGTGAAACAGGCGACGGAATGACCTTCGAAGGCTACGCGGCTGTTTTCAATTCAGACTCTAGCCCGCTACCCTTTATCGAACGTATCGCGCCGGGTGCTTTCCGCAAGAGCCTTCAGTCTAGGAACGATATAAAGCTTCTCTGGAATCACGATACGGGAATCGTTCTTGGATCGACTAGAGCGGGGACCCTGCGCCTAGTAGAAGATTCTTTCGGCTTGAAGGCTATTGCTTCTCTCCCGGACACTCAGGCAGGGCGGGACGCTTCTGTTCTTCTTAAACGTGGGGACGTTTCGGCTATGAGCTTTGGCTTTACTGTTCCGCAGGGCGGCGACTCTTGGGATAAGACGGGTAACGTTCGAACCCTAAATCGAGTTTCGCTTCACGAAGTATCTTTAGTTGCTTTCCCGGCATATATGTCTACAACTGGGACGACTTCGGTTCGCTCGATTGAAGGCGCGATAGACGCAGACACTCTGGCAGACGCTTTGCTAAAACTTGAACTTGGAGAAGAACTAGAAGCGGAGCAAGCAAATCTAGTTAGCGAAGTAGTTAGTAAACTTACTAAGACTCCAGAAGTTCAAGAAGTCGAAGGCGACATTTTGGCGCTGAAGAAGAAGAAGCTCGATCTACTAATGTTAGGAATCTAATGGCAACGAAAGACGAAATCGAACTAGCGGTAAAACTTATCAAGGAAGTCGCTGGAGACCCTAGCGTCGGCGTGGTCAAGGAACTTATCGACGCTATTCAAAACTCGGCTAACGCGACTAAAGAAGTTCGCGTGAAAGCCGCAGAAGAAACTCGCTAATCGCTCGGCGAGTTCCCCGCTAGTCTTCTAACCCTTTCGGCTAGCGGGGTTTTCTTTGCTTGGTAATAATGTTTACTGGGGCTAGGTAATGGTTTCGATTGTCGTCTAAGACTCTCAGTGAGAAGCGACAAGACCAGAGTTCGATTCTCTGCTAGTCCACCATTTCCGCATTACACTCACCATTTAGAATTGTTTATAGGTTCTGAGTCTGCTCGACCTGCTCTGCTCTGAGTCTGCTCGGCAGAAAATCCCTAATCAAACAAACAAAGGAATATTATGTCTGAGTTTATTAAAGCTCAGGCAGACGTTCGTTCAAACCTAATCGCGCAGGTCCGAGAAGTTATCGACCTAGCCGAGCAGGAGAAGCGCGGATTGTCTGCCGAAGATCTACAGAAGATCGACCGCCTAGAAGCAGATATCGCTTCAGCGGACTCTTCAATCGCTACCGCACAGAAGGTCGCACAGCGTTCGGCTGAAGCGGCTCAGGCGGCGGCTTCATTCACTCCTACCGCTGAAACTTCGAGTTCAGACGCAGACGTTTTGCGTTCAATTGCTCGCGGTGAAATGCGCGGAACTGAGTTCTCACGTCGCGCCGCTCTTGTGCCAAGCGCGAACACTGTCGGAAGCAGTTTTTACGACCAGGTGTTTCAAATTGCTACGCTCGTAGGACCTATGCTTCAGACTTCAGAAGTTTTCAACACAACTTCCGGGGAGAACTTGGTCATTCCAACTGCCACCGCAATTTCATCTTCGACCGCAACTGCGGCAGGTTCGGCAGTTCCAGAGAGCAACCCTACTTTCGCAAGCATTACTCTTGGAGCTACGAAGTTCGGTGCGCTAGTTAGTGTTGCTAACGAACTAGTAGCCGACGCAGGGTTCGACATTAGCGCATATATCGCGCAACAGTTGGGCACGTCTCTAGGTATTGCTATGAACGCGGAACTAACTACTGGAACTGCTGGTCTTGTAACTTCAGCGGGCTCAGTTGTAACAGGTGGCACTGGAGTTTCTGGTGTTGCGAGTTACGAAAATCTAATCGACTTGGTATATGGAATTGCCGACGGAGCTCGCGTTTTGCCCGGGCTCGGTTTCCAAATGTCTAAGAGTGGTATCGCGGCCGCGCGCAAACTTAAAGACGGCGCGGGCAATTACATCTGGCTAGACAACGCAGTAAACGGACAGCCAGCACAGTTGCTCGGTTACCCTGTCTTCGAGAACCCGGCAGTCCCGGCAACTGGAACTGGCACTAAGTCAGTCCTATTTGGGCACTTGCCGTCTTACAAAGTTCGCGTCGCAGGTGGAATCCAGATCGCACAGTCAAGCGACTACGCTTTCAACACAGACGTTACAACTTTCCGGGGAACTGTTCGTGTTGGCGGTGGCTTGACCATTCCTAGCCACGTAGGTTTCTTCAAGGGTGGCGCAAGCTAAACCTTAGAACCTAGTTCTAGACTGGTAGACCCCGTAAGTGCGTAGGCTTGCGGGGTTTACCTTTGCTTGGTTTCTGTGATACGCTTACGAAGCGGTTTCCCCCTAGTTACCGAAAAGAAAACCCCGCCGACTTAAAATCGGTGGGGTTTTCGCTATGCTTGAGAAATGGCTAAATCTACGCAGAAACTAAAGGGCACTGTAACGCTCTACTCAAACAGTCCGGGGCAACCTACGGGCTACGGGGTCCAAGCTCAGGTTCTTATTGAACAGATGAAGCGGGCGGGGCTTGACGTGGCCGCTCAGTCGAATTATGGTCTTGAAGGCAACCGATCTACTTATAGAACGGCTTATGGGGAGATTCCGCACTATGCGCGGGGTAGCGACCCTTATTCGAATGACGTTGCGCCTATGAATCACGCGCACTGGAAATCGCTAAACGGAGACCAGCCCGATTTGCTTTTAGGTCTGTATGACTGCTGGGTTATCAAGGGTAAAGCGTGGGATAAGCACCCTGTAGCTTGGTGGACTCCGCTTGATCACGTTACTATGCCGCCTATGGTCGAAGAGTTCCTGCGGAAAGAGAACGTAACACCTATCGCTATGAGCCCGTTCGGGGTTCGGCAAATGGAGTCGAAGGGTATTGCTTGCGAGTATGTTCCGCACGTCGTAGACACAAAGGTATTCAAGCCGACGGCTACGATCGGCGGGCAACCCGGCAGAGAGTATCTTGGCGTGAAGGACCAGTTTGTTATTGGTATGAACGCCGCGAATAAAGCTTCGGGCCTTATTCACCGCAAAGCCTTTAGCGAGAATTTACTGGCTTTCTCGATCTTTAGGCAGTCGCACCCAGACGCGGTGCTTTATCTACACACAGACCCGTTAGGGAGTGCGGGCGGTTGGAATCTTATTACTATGGTTCAGGCTTTCGGTATCCCGAAGGAAGCAGTTTTGTTTGCGCCTTTTATCGACTATAAATACGGAATCTCTAATACAGACTTAGCAGGGCTTTATTCGACTATGGACGTATTTCTTGCCCCGTCCTTCGGAGAAGGATTTGGAGTTCCAACTATTGAAGCCCAGGCTTGCGGAGTGCGGACTATCGGCTCAAACTGGGCCGCTACTCCAGATCTAGTTTCAGACGACTCTTGGCTAGTCGAAGGGCAACCTACTTGGGACGCTTCTCAGTCGTCTTTCTGGCAAGTCCCGCTAGTCCCGTCGATTGTCGCCGCGCTCGAAGAAGCGTATAAAGCCGAGCGTGGAGTCTCCAAGAAGTCAGTCGAGTTTGCTCAACAGTTCGATTCCGAAACTGTTTGGCAGAATCATTGGTTGCCGACGCTAACTAAATTGCTCAAACGCTAATCAGATAGAATGGGTTTATGGCAATTACTAACGGATACGCAACCCTAGCGGAAGTTAAGGCCGCGCTCAGAATCGGGGATAATCTCGACGATTCTTTGCTCGAAATGGCGATTGAGTCTGCTTCTCGCCTACTGGATTCTTATACCGCGCGAAGCTTCTACAACGCTGGAACTGCGGTCCGCTATTTTGAAGCTACTAACGATTTCCTAACTAACCTAGACGACGCAATAACGATTACGCAGGTCGCTACAGACACTTCTGCGGACGGAACTTTCGATATTATTTGGCAAGCAGACGACTACCAGTTAGAGCCGCTAAATGGACGAGTAGACGGACTCGTAGTTCCTTACAACGCCATTAGAGCAATTGGCGACTATACGTTCCCTATTTGGGGCGGAGAAGCCTTAGTCAAGGTAACGGGAGTTTGGGGCTGGTCTGCCGTCCCTATCGCCATTAAGCAAGCAACGATTATTCAGTCAAGCCGTATTTTCAAACGTCTAGACTCGCCCCTTGGCGTGCTCTCGTCGCCCGATCTCGGCTTTATCCGAGTCGGCGCAAGAATCGACCCGGACGTTGCTCAACTTGTAGACCCTTATAGGATCGTGAAGTTCGCCTAATGGCTTCTATTTCCGCTCTTCGGTCTGGACTTGCCGCTAACCTTCTTACCGCTAACGTTCGAAGCTCGGCCACTCTTCCAGAACTAGTAAACCCACCCTTCGCGCTAATCGTCCCTGCGGGCGTAACTTACCACCGCGCTTTCAATGACGCACTTAGCGAATACAATTTCACAGTTACTCTAATCGTAGGTAGAGCAGACGCTAGAACGGCCCAGAACGCTCTTGACGCTTATTGCTCGGCTAGCGGAGTTTCATCTATCAGACGTGCGATAGAATCAGATAAGACTCTCGGCGGCGTGGCTTACGCTGTCGTGGTTACCGATATGCGCAACTACGGCGCAACAAATATCGGGGAAACAACATACCTAGCGGCAGAATTTAACGTTGTCGTTCAGGCTGACTAAAAAAGGAAAAAAATGCCAAAAGTAGTAGTTACATCAAGATTCGTCAGTCTAAACGGAACTGACCTATCGTCAAGCTTGGCTGGGGCTTCGCTTGAAATTACTGTCGAAGAGATCGACAAGACTTCGCTAGGTTCGCAGGGCTGGCGCGAAGTTGCCGCAGGTCTAAAGAGTGGTTCGGTCACTCTAAACTTTCTCCAGGACTTCGGAGCAGGTTCGGTAGACGCAACTCTATTCCCGCTCTTGGGAACTGAAGGAACTGTAGTCATTCGTCCAGCTTCGGGAACTGTCTCTGCCACAAATCCCGCCTATAGCGCAACTGTCCTGGTGTCTCAATATATGCCAATCACGGGCGCAGTCGGCGATCTCCAGACATTCGATATCACGATTCCGACTGTCGGGGCAATAACGCGGGCAACCGCCTAATCCAAAAGGATAAACAAGAATGAGAATAACCCTACGCGTTAGTTTTCTAAACGGCGAAACTAAAGAAGTGGTTTGCTCGGCTAGTGATCTAGTCAAGTTCGAAAATCACTTCAATATGTCCGTGGGTAAGTTGGAGAATGATTTAAAGATAAGCTACTTGCTTTTCTTGGTCCACGCTTCAGAAACCCGCACGAAAGCAACTACTCTCGACTTCGATACTTGGGTCGATACTGTAGATACAGTCGGCGCAAGTGAGGAACTAGACCCAAAATAGTAGGTCTAGGCGACGATAGTTCCCATTGGTATATCGCTAGCCTAGCTTGCGAAACAGGTATCGCTCCAAGTGTCCTTCTAGAGCAGTCAGATCGTATGCTCTGGACTATGGGGCGATACCTTATTTGGAAAGCAAACGAAATGAGTAAACGATAATGGCAGACGTTATCTACTCAAACGTTCGTGAGCTAAATCGGCGGCTAGACCTTATTGATGTGAAGTTGAAGCGGGAACTTCAGAAGGAAGCAAAGAAGCCCGCGAAGGTAATTCAGGACGCTATCGTAAAGGCTATCCCTGCTTATTCTCCGTTTCTTGGTAAACGTAAAGACGGCTGGAGTCATAACGGGCGAACTTCGTGGAATAACTCTGTTAACTATAAAAAACAAAGAGTTCCCGCCAAATCAGTTTCAGTTAGTTTCAAGAGCACTGGATCTAAAAAAACTCTTATCACTTCGTTAGTAAGAGTAGTTGCGAACGCACCTTCGGTTGCCATAGCCGATACTGCTCAACGGGCCAGAAGTAAACAAGGCGCGGCTTTTATTGAATCGCTTAATGCTCGTCTGGGCGGTAATCCTTCTCGTATTGTTTGGCCCGCGGTAGATAAGAAACTGCCCGCTGTCGAAGCAGAAGTTAGAATGGTCTTGGATAAATATACAAAAATGGTCAGATTGTAGGAGATTATTAAATGGCAGTAATCGTCCCTATTCTCGCAAAGATAGACCCTAAAGGTTTCAAGGACGCTAAGAAGGGTTTTGGCGACCTTAGTAGCAATATCAAGAAATCTTTGGCTGGTATCGGTGTTGGCCTTGGTTTGGCGGCTCTCACTGGCCAGTTGAAGGCGGCGGGTAAAGCCGCGGCGCAGGACGCTAAATCTCAGGGACTCTTAGCTATTGCTCTTAGAAATACTGTAGGCGCAACTAATGAGCAAATTGCCGCAGTTGAAACTCAGATAACTAAGTTCCAGAATCTTTCGGCTATCGCCGACGACAATATTCGCCCAGCTTTCTCCCGCTTAGTGGTTGCTACGGGCGATATCACTTCGGCGACTGGGCTTATGTCGCTTGCTCTTGACGTTTCGGCAGGAACAGGCAAAGACCTATCTGCCGTTAGTTCGGCTCTTGCGAAAGCCCACGGCGGGCAAGCAACCGCACTAAATAGGCTAGTTCCTGGAATCGCTAATGTTAGCGACAAAATGGCTTTCCTACAGGAAACTTACGGCGGCGCGGCTGAAGCGGCGGCAGACCTAGACCCCTACCAGCGTCTAAGCATAATCTTCGGAGATCTCCAAGAGCAAATCGGTATGGCACTTCTGCCTTATCTAAATCAGTTCGCAGACTGGCTAAGTTCACCGCTAGGGCAAGAGCAACTGAAACTAATTGCTAGGGCCTTCGCTGAGATTGTAACTTCGGTCGCTTCTATGGTTACTTGGCTCGGTAACAATAGGTGGATCGTCCAGACTATCGCTGGTCTTGCGGCTATGGCTAAAGCTTGGGTCGTAATCTTCAACATTACGAAAGCAATTTACGGCGCACAAAAGGCTATCGCCCTAACTCAGTTTGTTATCAAGGGTGCGGAATCGGGTAAGGGCTGGGCGGCTATCGCTACGGCGGCGGCGGCTCTCGCGGCTGGTATCGGAACTTTCGTTGCTCTCGACTTAATGATTGGCAGTATTAGTAGCAACATTAAGAACATTGAAGAGACTACTACTGATCTAAAAGTTCCAGAGATAAAGGGTCTAGACCCCGCAACTAAAGGAACTAAGGCCCTTACTGCGGCGCAGAAGGCGGCGGCGGAATCTAAGAAGAAACTTGCCGCTGAATCAAAAGCCCTAGCAGAAGCCTTGGCGAAAGAGCAAGAAGCTCTCGCTGATTTAGTAAAAGAACTTCAAGGTCTTACAGGAGCAGTCCAACCGCTTATTTTGCTAGGACGTGAGATAGGACAGTTCGAGCAAGCTTCGGTCGATAGTTTCGACGCTATTGCGGAGTCTATAAAGGACGGAATCGGTAACGGGACGATTATCGAGCGGGCTGGTAGAAACCTTCTTGCTTATGTCGAAACCGAACGTAAAGCCCTAACTGCTATTGCTCGCCAAAGAGACGAACTTGCTTCTAAGCGTGGACTTGCCGAAGCTCTTATCGGTGAAGTAAAAGACGCGGTTCGCGGTTTCGCAACTGTTACTGATTTGGTAAATCAGGAAACGGGCAACCTAGTTTCGAACTTTACAGATGTAGTTTCTAAGACTAAGGCTTTTGCTTCGCAGTTGAAGCAACTCCGCGAACTAGGTCTTGATAAGAACCTGTATAAGCAGATCGTAGACGCAGGGCTTGAAGCGGGGTCTGCTACGGCCGCTGAGATTATCAAGGGCGGCGCTGGAACTGTTAGCGAACTGAATAACCTGTTTAGCGAACTTGAGCGCGTTGGAGCGGCCATAGCGGAAGATACTGCGCTAGTTATGTTCAATAACGGCGTGGAAGTCGCGGGTGGCCTTGTGGCTGGTCTTATGAGCCAAGAGCAAGCCTTAGTGGACGCGGCTACCGCGCTCGCGGACGCGTTTACTTCTACGTTTAATTCTATGATTACAAATCTGAAAGTGCCTTCGCAGGAAATCGAGAGTATGACTCTTAGTATCGCCGATATCGCTAAGGGTAACTCTGGGGTTGCGGGTGCGAATAGCGCAGTGAGTCGCGGGCTGGCAAACCGCTACATAATGGCTACGGGCGGGCAGGGTGCTCAGACTATTACTATCAACGTCCGAGCTGGTCTTGGAACGGACGGCAAGGCAGTAGGTCAGGCTATCCAAGCCGAGCTAAACAAATACAACCGATCGAACGTGGCTCTGGTCTAATGCCTACTGAGAAAGTCGAAATCGGGTTCGACCTGCGGGGCGCGGGTGGGCCATTCCTAGTTTTGGACGACCCAGTTGCGGGCCGACTTGACGACCCAGACTGGGTTCTAGGTGGGACTATTTTTATCGACATAACGGGAGACGTTACGGGTTTCTCTATTCGACGGGGTAAGGCTAACGATATTGCTAACTTCTCTTCAGGTGAAGCGGTCGTCGAACTCAATAATCAGAATCGCTACTATGACCCCACTTACGAAGCGTCCCCTTATTTTGGAAACATTATTCCTAAGCGGCAGGTTCGGATCTCGACTAACGGGACTATTCAGTATTTCGGTTCGGTAGACGACTGGAATCTTGCTTACTCTTCTAATGGCGACGCTATTGCTTCTTTTGTTACTTCGGACGGCTTTGCCGAGCTCACTAATCAGACGTTGCCCGCTTCGACCGCTACGCCGCAGTTTTCAGGTGCGAGAGTGAACGCAGTTCTGGACAGTCCGTTTGTAGAGTGGGCCCCAGATAATCGCCAAATAGATACTGGCTCGGCTTATCTTGGGCCAGACGTAATTGCCGACGGGACTAGCGCACTTGCTTACATTCAGAAGGTCGAGCAGTCGGAACTTGGGCGATTCTTTATCGCTAAGGACGGAAAAGCAACTTTTCAGGATAGAACAGTTGCGCCAAGTTCGGTCGGACTTATCGAACTTTCAAACACTGGGACAGGTATCCCTTATCAAGATCTAGTAGTTATGTATGGCTCGGAAGATTTAGCGAATGAGATTGTAGCGACTTCGGTTATTACTAATACGCAGGTTATCGCTAACGATACAGACTCACAGAACGCTTACGGAATCTATAACCTAACGCTTAATGACCTTCTTCTAAATGACGACACTCAGCTTACCGATACGGCCCTGTTTCTGGCTTCGAAATACTCGCAACCGCAATACAGGTTCGACGCTCTAAACGTCCGCCTAAACAGTTTGACTTTGGCCGAGCAGAATCAAATTCTCGGTCTTGAACTCGGCTCGGTGGTAAAGGTTACGTTCTTGCCGTCCAACCTTCCGCCCGCTATCGTGCGCTACGCCGAGATTATCCGCCTAAATCACTCAGTCGATATCGCGGGCGAACATATCGTAAACTTCGGTCTGGCTACAGTCGATCTAACCTACCTAATTTTGGACGACCCTGTATTTGGTATGCTAGATACTAATAGCAACGTTCTAGGTTTCTAAGGAGTCCCAATTGCCTGGTTTAGGTCGCAAAGTCTTTTCGGCAGGTGAAGTTCTTACTGCCGTAAACGTTCAGGGTTACCTAATGGACCAAACTGTAATGGTCTTTGCTTCTTCAGCGGCTAGAAGCTCGGCGCTGGGAACTGCGGTTTCCGAAGGTATGATGTCTTATCTCGCGGATACTAACGAAGTTACTGTTTACGACGGGGCCGCTTGGCAGTCTGTCGGCGGCGGCGGCGGGTTCGACCAATTTCTACTAATGGGAGCATAAATAAATGCCAACTACTTCATATAAAGTTCTAGCTCAGAACGCAACTTCAGCGACTACTTCGACGGATATTTACACTGTCGGCGCAGGTAAGCAGACTGTTATCTCGACTCTAGTTGTATGTAACCGCGGGGCTACGGCTACGACTTTTCGTATCTCGGTTCGCCCGGACGGGGCAACTCTCGCAAATACTCACTATCTAGCTTATGACGTGGCTATCGCGGCGAACGATTCAACGAACCTAACTCTCGGTATTACTATGGACGCTTCGGACGTTCTAACTGTCTACGCTGGAAACGCTAACCTAACCTTTGCGGCTTTCGGTTCAGAAATCTCTTAGGGGTAGATCGTGGCGATCTCTACACTAAAAAAATCAAGTATTACGACCTTCGATAAGTTCAATAGAACAAGCGGCGGTAACGTTTCAGCCGAAGGACTCTTCGCGTTTGCGGACGCAACTTCTACTTTTAGAACTAGCCCGGACGGGTCTACTTGGACTTCGCGCACAACACCGGGTTCGGTTACTCAGCAATACTTGACCTATCACGGGTCAACTCTTGGCTGGCAATGGTGGAACGGCGGAGCAAACTATATCCCGTCTTTTAATAAGGATCTTCTGACTGGCAAACTAGACGGCGACTACAATAATCAGTCAAATAATAACACCCCTGTTAATAACGGGTGGTTTCAGACGGCGGCTGGGGCAAATCTTTACTGGGGAATAAATACGCAGTCCCGTATTCAGGATCAGTCTGCGAAGTTGCGTCAGTATTACGGATCAGCCCCTTACGCTACGGCTATGTGCCGTCCTGCTTGGGACGGGGCTTCGACTTGGGCAGTTCTAAGCGATAACAATACGACTCAATGGGCTAGGTTTACGACTCAGGGAACATCAGGGTCAGGTATTATGCCCGTCGAGTTCGACGGAGCAGGTAAGTTAGGTTGGTCTAACTGGGCTTTCTATACACCGCCCGCCGCGAACTACTTTAGGGATATTATTTTCTGGCAGGGCTATTGGTTTGTAGAAGATTACAACGGCGTTATTTACAGAACCGCAAATATCGCTACCGCGTCGCCAACTTGGACGACAATGACGACGCTCGCAAACGTCAATAGCCCAATGTTTATCGCTAATAACGAGCTTTGGATTCTTTCGGGCGGTTACACTAGCTCGACAGCTTACAAACTATCAACACCGCTCGGAACTTGGGCAACAATAACTATGCCCGCTTCAAAACAAAGCAACAATATTGCTTATGGAAACGGAACTTACGTTATTTTCAACGGCGACGGAACAGTCTTTAGAAGCACTACTGGAGCTTCTGGCTCTTTCTCTTCAGTAAACACAGGATCGACAGCAAGTTACGCGTCAAGGCTAACAGGCGGATTTGGACCAAGTAACGGATAATGAGATACGAAATAGTAGACGGCGCAGTTCTAATTTTTGAAGGCGAAAGCGAAACGCCTTTTTTGTTTCAACCTACTTGGCCAGACGGCTCAGAATGGGCGGTAGGTGAAGCCGAAGCGTGGGCAGAGCAAGCGATTCTTGCTATGACTGACCCCGACGCAGACGACGCGGGGGACAGCCCGGACGCACCTACGAAGCCAAAATACGTTCCCGAAGTCGAAACAGAACCCGAAGCTCTACCCGAATAAAACTTGAAACCCTACGCCCGATACAAGAAAGAATCGACGCGTGGAAGA